ATTGAACAGTAGCTAGTTCATCGTCTTTAGAATCAGTTAGTAAGTATTGTTTGATATTGTATTTCATAAGTTCATCTCCTTCGAGTGTTTGTTCATCCTAGAGAGCGACAATCACTCTCATAATATAAATGTAGTTTAAAAAAAGTTTTAAGTCAAGTTTATCTTAAAAATATTTTTAAGCCATATTTTTGACACGTCGATAGATTGACAGATAGTAATTGATTACTGCTCAAAACTGATTTAATATGATTATAGAAACAACCTACCTAGTTTTTATCCGCTATTTACTACACTTCTAATAACTCGCCTGTCTATCCTACCTCAATAGCCTACCTTCATGCAAAAATATTTTTGCGTTATTTTCGCGTTTTAAGAATTGTTATGTAACTAAAAATTGAAAAAACCTTTTGCATTTTGTTTTGCATTTCATGGTATAGGTATTATAAATTCGGGAGAAAATGCAAAGAAATGCAAAACTTATTATTTTTGGTTATCTAGGAATGCAAAAAACCTTGCACTTATTATTTTTGGTTATCTAGGAATGCAAAAAACCTTGCACTTTTGCATTTTTTGTACTTATATAAATGAGTTATGAGTTTATCTAATTTTACTGAAGAGGTACCAAGGATGAAAGCCATCATTAGAAATCACCCAGGAAATTGGGATAACTGGCAAGCATACGATTCAATTAGTTTTAAATCGTATATTGATTTAGCTGAAGCAAAGAAAAATGAGGAGACGGTTCCCCTTCATCAAGTAATAGCGACCATCGAAGATAGCGAAGTTGAAAAATATAGAGGATACTTATGGAAGAATAGAACTTTCCGAGAGCTTAAATAATGTCATTCTCTCAGCTTCAATGGAATAACGCTCGTAAAATGTATGAAGAGGGTAAGGCGCCATCACACATCGCGGATACATTTGGTATGTCACTCTCTCAAATATCTAGAAGAGTAAAGCAAGACAGATGGGAAAAGCCCGATGAGTTCATCATACCCCCCATAACCGAGATAGCATTTAAAAAAGCGGCTGAGGTAATCGAAAGAGCTGAAGTTTTAGAAATTGAGAATACCGAGAAAGAGTCAGAGTTTGTTTTTGAGTTACGCAAAAAAGCAAGGGCAGTTCAATCAGAATTATTAGATTTGATACTCGAAGCCAAAGCCGCTATGCAAGAATTTATTAAAATTCACCCAGATGGTACATATATAAAGAAGATCGGCAAAGAGACAAGTTATGGGCTGGTGTCTGAAATATTTCAGCCCATGGCTGCTCTTCTGAATGCTAGTAATGCTATTACTCAAGTTCAAAGACCGATTAATTTAACAACCAACAATCAATTTAACCAAAATACTGATATTCCAATGGTCCCGCCAGCTATTAATATAGAGATAGTTGGCAAATAATGGACTGGAAAATAAACGTTCCAAATAAGCTACTACCGATTTTTACTTCAACTGAAATGTACGTAGTGCTCCGTGGGGGTCGGGCTTCAGCTAAAACTCGTACTGTTTTATCTTATTTATTAATGCGAGCAGCACAAAAGAATAATCAGACTATTCTATGTACTCGTGAGTTTCAGTCTTCAATTGCAACATCGACTTATGCAGAGCTTAAACAGATAATATATGAAGATAATTTAGATAGTTTATTTAAGATTAAGCATGATGCTATTGAGTGTTTCAATGGAACAAAATTTATCTTTAAAGGGCTTGCTCGTGATATCATGCAAATTAAGTCCATACCGAATATTGATATTTGTTTTGTGGAAGAAGCCGAAACTATTGGAGCAGAATTATGGGACGTGCTTAACCCTACTTTAAGAAAAGAAGGCTGCCAACTTATTGTAGTTTTCAATCCACGTGAAAGTACAAGCGCAACTTATCAACGTTGGGTTGTGGCCCCGATTAAAGAAGAGCATATTTTAAGAATTGAGATAAACTATCCAGATAACCCCTTTCTTTCTAAGTTAATGCTTGAAAAAATTGAAGAGCTAAAAGTAAATAACTACGCTCTTTATGAGCATATTTACCTTGGAAAAGTCATGGATATGTCTGAGGATGTGATTTTTAAAGGAAGATTTAAGATTCTTGACCTCGGTTTTGAAGAGCGATTCGATGAGTATTTTAGAAACAAAACAGACCTAGAAAAAAGCAACCGAGTTTATTTTCTGTATGGCATGGATTTCGGCTTCAGCACAGACCCCGCTGCTATGCTAGAAGTTTGTTTTTATGACGATGACACTATTTATATACATAGAGAGCATTATGAACATGGCCTTTTACCTACTCAGTATATCTCTGCTATTGACCGAACATTTGGAGAAAAGACAAGACTCTACAGTAAGTGGAAAGCAGACGAATCTAGACCAGATACTATTGCCCAACTAGCTTACGATGGTTTGCGAATTGAAGCAGCACCTAAAGGAAAAGGCTCTGTTGAGGCTGGAATTCAATATTTACTTGGTAAAAATATAATAGTACACCCCCGTTGCAAAAATTTCATTTTTGAATGTTTTAATTATAAATACAAAAAAGATAAAAACACTGGTATCATCACAACTGACATCGTAGATACTCACAATCATGGTTGGGACGCTTTACGATATGCTTTATGTGAACAAATAGCTGCGAATGGCAGAAAACCTGTAAAAGTTAACCCTGCCGTGTGGCAACAATTAGGAATGTCTTAAAATGAGTAAAAATAGGAAAGAATCACAAGAACTGTATAAGGGCTTCTTTTTATCTGATGTAGCAAAGCAAATCATCAGTGATCACGACCGTAAACAATACCCACCCAATTTTGTTAGTGGTTTCAAAATGCCAGATGGCCCACCGGGTTTGATAACAAAAGATGGCAAACTGACTACTGACTCACTGCCGATCAATCAGTGTAACTTTGGACCTTTTGATAAAATCAATAAAGTCTTACTGAACAGCCGATTCCTTGGCTACGCTGAATATGCATTATTGTCTCAAAATGGTCTTATTCAACGCATTATTCAATCTATCTCTCGTGATAGTGTTCGTGAATGGATCACAATTTATTCTAAAAAGACAGGTAGCTCAAATAGTAACGCAAAGATAGCTGACATTGAAGCTGAGATGAAACGGCTACATGTACGGGATAAAATCAGGCAGTGTATTGAACAAATGGTTATGTTTGGAGGCTGTAAACTTTACCCAAAGATATTGGGTGACGATAGCAAAGATGGAGGCGAAGAGCTTTTAACTCCATTAACATTAGAAAAAATCCCTAAAAAAGGTTTGTTATACTTAAAACCAATCGAGCCTTTGTACGCAACACCGGGCACATTCAACGCAGTCAATCCGTTAGCCGAAGATTACTATGTTCCAAGTGACTGGACCATTCTTGGTGCAAGAGTGCATGAGTCACGACTTGGCCACTTTCGCTATAATGATGTACCTACATTACTGAAACCCATTTACTGGTTTAATGGGATGCCTCTTATTCAACTGTGCTTAGACTATCTATGGGGCTTTGAAACAGTTAGGCAGAATATCATAGGTATTTCTGGTAGATATAACATAAACATCTTTAAGACAAACATGGCTGCGTTACTCAACTATAAAGACGGCTCATCGTTTCAGAATGGTGAGGATGTTTTATCAAGATTGAAGTTAGCTCAAGCACTCCAAAATAACTATTCGATATTTGCATTAGATAACAACCCAACTGCACCAGAGGAGTGGCAACAGTTCAATATGACGATGGCTGGGTTGACTGAAATTCTTAACGAAAATGCAGGCTACCTATGCGCTTTAAGTGGCATCCCTGAAAGCATTCTCTTTATGAAAAAGTCAAAAGGTGGTTTAGGCCATAGTGATGATAATGAGAAGAAAAATTACTATGCAAACATTGGCTCTTTTCAAGATGTGAATATCAGACCTAGCCTTGAGATGGTGTTTGAATTTATTCAAATGAGCTTATTTGGTAAGGTTGACCCTGACTTAGATTTTAAGTTTAACGCACTTGATAAAAAGACTGACAAAGAGATTTGGGAAATACAAAAAATTAAGGCTGATATAAATACCCAATACTTTGCTGACGGCATCTTAGAGGGTAATGAAATTCGCGAGTCTATCTCGAAAGACCCTGACTCTGGATACGCTGGTTTGGCTGACTTACCCGATGAAGACTTTGAAGAAGCTAAAGAAGAGATGCAAAAAGGAAGTGGAAATGAAGCGGCATAAACCGATTGAAATCCCAATAAAACAAGAGAGCGCTGCATCAATTGCATGGTACACGTCTAAGCTCATGCTGTTGAAGACTGCTATGTATCGAGAGTATTTGTTAAGTATAAAAAGTTTCTATAAAGAAAACAAATCGTACTTAGTTAAAGATGATGACCCAATAGTTAGATTAAACGCTATGATTGATGCTTTGGGAGAGAAATGGTCAACAGCTTTTAACAGTAGAAGCTCTAGATTAGCTAGGAAAGTTATGTTGGATGCTAATCGAGCCTCACGGAAGAAGTTTGATAATATCTATAAAAGATACCCTGATAAACTAATAGAGCCTAGTCAAATCTTACAAGAGAACCTCTTTGAAACTGAGATGCTAGAGCGTCAGATTAAAGAAGAATTTGAGCAACCAACAAAAAAGAAACCAATTCCTAAGTCAATATTTAAACAGCCCTTACCTGAGCCAGGTTTTTTTGAGATAGTTCCTGAACGTAACGAACAGTATTTCAAAAACCCTTTTATCATTATGCCAAATATGGCTGAGCGTAATGCTGAAGTAAATATTATTCAATCAGGGATAGCCGAAAATGTTGGTTTAATTAAATCAATTCCTAAACAGTTTCATGAACAAATCCAAGGAATGGTTATGCGTAACGTAGCTGTTGGTGGTAACGCTCAAAAACTTGTAGCTGAGTTATCTAACATCAGTGATAAATCATCTAGAAGAATTAAATTAATTGCTAACGACCAGATTGCTAAAGCCACCGCCCTGCTCGACCAGCAAAAAGCCATAGAATTAGGGTTTACCAAAGCCATTTGGAAGAAGTCTATAGCTGGTAAGACCCATAGGGTAACTCATGCAGAAGCTAATAATAAAGAGTTTGATATCAAAAAAGGTTGCCTAATTGAGGGTGAATATATAATGCCTCGTTGGAAAATAAATTGTAAGTGCTCTTATAAATTAATACTTAAATAGAGGGAAACCATATGTCTAAAATGTATTTAGAGCTGATTTAAAGGATGATACAATTGAGGATTTGAAAAAAGCTGCTTGGTATATTCAAGATGAAATTCAGCGTAGAGAAAACCAAGTTAAATAGCCTCACCTTACTTTTCTAATTTACCAATTTTACATAAAATCAATAATAAATTTAGCAAACATTTGACTTCTGTTAATTTTTATGAATAACTACAAAAGGAGGTCTTTTAGCATAAATGCAATTCGATAGCAACAGAACAAAAGACGAATTTGGCTATTTGACCGTCACCAATTGCGTATTAACTGGTGAAGATGTTGCTAGTTATTACGGGTATGAAGTCCCTAATTATCAAAAATATAATCTAGACCCTAAGAAGATTTACCGAGTTTATAGACCCCAAGAGGAAATTGAAGATTCTGACTTTTCCAATAAACCTCTCCTTTCTCAGCACATGGATTTCTCTGCTCAAGATTACAAAAGTAAATTTGTATCCGGGACAATCGGAGAAAGTCGAGACGAAGGAAGTGAAAAGCTAGCTACTGTTGTTTTTTGGAAGCAAGAGTCAATTGATGAATTAGAAAAAGGTACAAAAAAGCATCTGTCATGCGGTTATCTTTATGAGCCAGTTATTGAAAAAGGAGTCCATAGTGGAGTTCCTTACGATATTAAGATGACAAAAATTAGAGCAAACCACGTCGCGATGGTTAATGACCCCAGATACAAAAAAGCCGTTGTGGCTGATGGAAACAGTGTTAAAGAGGAAATAAAAATGAAGTTTTTTTGGCAAAAAGACAAAGAGGTTGATGGCCTTTTGACTTTAGATGAAGCTTTTGAAGCCCATAAAGCTATTTTAGCTAATGACAAAATGTCAGAGGATGAAAAAGCAGAAGCAGTTGAGAAAGTCAAATCTAAAGCTAAGCGCGTAAAAGGCGAAGTCGAAGATAGTAAAAAAGTTAAAGATAAGAAAAAAGTTGAAGATGAAGACATGGAAGATGAGCCAGTCATGGACAAAAAAGCAAAAGATAGCTGCGTGTCTAAAGACTCTAATTCTGTGGACGTCACTGCTTTAGCTAAACGTATTGCTGAAGAAGAAATTAATAAATTCAAAGCTGAGTCCATGGCTTTTGATGCTGCTCTTTCTGAATACGAAAGAGTTTGCGGAAAAGCAAATCGCATGGCTTTTGATTCAACTGAGTCAATTCTAGATACAATTCTTACCAATTCTAAGAGAAACTTTGCAGGTAAATCACTCGCTCAAAAGCAAGCAATGGTTGAAGTTTTGGAAAGTGCAAAATCTTATACCTCTCCAAAAGTCACTTTGGATAGTAATAGCGTTGGTGCTGCTTTCATTCCTGCAAGCATTAAATCATTTCTAAATTCGAGAGGTAATTAACATGGCAGTTTTTGCTGGCGTTCAACAGACCGCCTCCAATCCAGTTTCTTTTTTACAGGGCGTTACAACACAGATTTTGCTTGACGGATATACATTCGGCGCAGTTGCATTCACAGATTTAATTGTAGGTGACGCATGTTTCTATGTTGCGACCGGAGATAACGCTGTCCAAGCAAGTGGAGTAGGAGCAGGCCCTTTTGCAGGTGTCGTTCGTAGATCTAATGCAAACGCAATGGCTTTTGCAGATTCTCTACTTGGTTACTCAATAACAATTCCAAAAGGTCAGAACGTTTCTGTACTTACTCGGGGGAGCATAGCAGTACCAATTGTGTTCGCATTAAGTACGCTTGGTTCGCCAGTGCGTGGGGATTTTGTTTACGCTAACCCAACAAATGCAACCTTTAGTTCGGTTGGAACCGGTGGGACGCCTCTTGTAGGATCGGTAAAAACAAATTTTGTAATCGGTAAAGTGATCGGAACTTGGTCATCTAATGCCCTTGTTGAAATTACAAATACTCAAAACGTGGGAGCATTAGCATGAACTTTGATAATATGTCAAAAGACCAATATTTGGGCTTACTTAAAGATAATTTTGGTATCTTTTTTGAAGGTGCTGTTCCAATGGTTACAGACTCTGACCGCAGCTTTAAAGACAATGCGTTAAAGTTAGTTGGAGACGTGGATACATACACTTACAATCCAGCATCTAATGGCGTACCTGCTTGGTACACTTTAGTTAACATTAATACTGTTGTTGAGCAGTTATTACCAGTTCGTCGTTACTCATTAATCGGTGAGCCACTACAATATGGTAACTTCACAACTAACATAGCTCAATTCGGTGAAGTTGGTTTCAGTGGTCAAATTGAGGCGTATGATGATTTTAGCGGTACGCAAAAATCTGATTTCAACGCAACATGGCCAACTCGCGATGTTTATCGTGGTCAAACTTTTATCGAGTATGGTGACCTTGAAGTTGCAACTATGGCAGAAGCTAAAATTGACGCTGTTTCTAGAAAACAACGTTCTGCAGCTTTCCAAATTGCTATCGCACAAAATAAGTTATTCTTTTTTGGAAACATCAATTCAGTTGGGGCTTTCTTAAGTAGAACTTACGGTATCCTTAACGATCCTCAATTGAACGCTGCGACTCCAGCAACAAACGGTACATCTGGTTCACCTTTATGGTCTGTAAAAGCTGCAAACGTTGCAACCGGCGCGAATGACATTGCAAACGACGTTATCGTAACTGCAATGACAGTAATGCAATCTCAAATGGGCGGTAACGTTGACCAAATGTCCAAGTTTAAACTTTGCGTTCCAACTGTCGCGATTTCTTATATGAACGCTCAAAACTCATTCGGTTTAAGCGCAACTAAGATTATTAAAGATACACTCCCAAATATCGAAATAATTTCTACACCCGAATACCAATCTATTAACTCTTTTCAATTAATCGGCCCAACAGTTGATATAGAAAATGTGGCTAAAGACTTATTCACATACAAAGTCCGTGGTCACACATTAGTTCCACAAGTCTCTTCTAAACGCCAAAAATGGTCGTTTGGTAGCTCAGGATGCGCATTACTACAAACTGCGCCAGTTGTAACAATTTCGGGGATTACTGCATGAGCATGATTAAAGTTTACAGCCGTTCACCAATTGCACATAAGTTTACGATTTATCCTAATCACATTGAAACAACTTATGTAATTAAAGGAACAAATTCTCATCAAATATTAACTGGTGGGGTTGACGTTCCATATGTAACAGAGATGGAAGAAGCTGTATTTAATGAAATTAAAAAAGAATACGCCGGGCATATTCAGCTTTTTGGTGGGACTTATCCACCACCAGAAAGACCAAAGACATACGAGGCATTAATATATACCGCAAAGAATGAAGCTGAAGCGAAACGAATTATGAAAGACAGCAAACCTGTTTTGGGAACTAACGAGTTAGTTTCACAAACTAAAGGCGTTAAAGAGTTTAGCAATAAGGATTAAAAATGGCGATTCCAGCATTTAACATAACTTTATTCCGCACACAATACCCAATGTACGCCAGTATATCTGACGCTATATTGACAAACTTGTGGATTGAAGTTGATGAAATTGGAACGCCTATTGTTTCTACACTTCCTTTAGATAAACAAGAACATTACTACTATGTAGTTGAAGCACATTTAGCAGAATTGTGGAACCGCGGGCCCGGAGCTGGTGGGATTGTTACAGAAGCTGAACAGGGAACTGTAAAAGCTGGCTTCTTTATTGACGAATCCAACGCTTTAATCTGGTGGAACCAAACTGCTTGGGGCGCAAAGATTGCGTATTTAATGAAAATGCGTGGTGGATTTAATTCAGTTAACACTTGCAACAATTTCGGCTCAGTTTTCGGAGGGTGCTATGGCGGCTCTCTCTTCTATTAGCGGTGGCGAGAATTTAAAGAAATTCTTAGGCAAAGTTAAAAATCAAACTGGGAAAATAGATGCAGGCTTCTTTCCAGAGGCTACTTATGACGACGGAACTCAAGTCGCACAAGTGGCTTTTGATCAATGTTTCGGTTTTATAAATACTGGAGCTGATGCAGAAAAATATGGTGAAGTAATCCCTGCACGTAATTTCATGCAGAAAGCGTTTGATGAAAATAACCGTAAATGGCGTTTAACTTTAGTTGATGAAATATATAAGCAAAAAGAAAACATTGACGTTGAGAAAGCTTTAAAAGTTACTGCTTTTGTAATTAAAAAAGATATTCAAGATGAAATCGATTGGTTTGCAACTTCAGGTCAGCCACGGAATGGACCAAAAGTTGTAGCGTTAAAAGGCGAAAACTCTCCATTAATTTGGACTGGAAAAATGCAAAGCTCTGTGGAAACTGTGGTGAAGAAATGAATATTAACTTCATCTCAAGCAGAGCATTAACTCCAGTTTACCCAATTATACAAGTAGATATCTACACTTTTACAGGACAAGTGAACGTACTTGGAACTGTAGGTACCGTATACGAAGGGCCATTTACTGTAGACGCAAACATTCAATTCGCTATCCCTGAAAAATTAAAGCACATTCAAGGTTATAATCAGACAAGTATTTACAAAGATTTTTGGATAAACCAGGAACAACTCACAGGTTTAAATAGAAATATTTCAACAGGTGGTGACTACTTAGTTTTTGAAGGATTAAAATACAAAGTTGTTTGGGTTGATGAGAAATTTAGAGTCGGTTGGGTTCTTTTAACTTGCGCGCAAGGAGACTTAATTGATGACTGATTTTCAAATTATATGGACAATGATTACTACTTTACTTGCGGCTTATTATGATCCTGTAAATGTTTTTGACGCGTATCAAAATGGGTACACTCTACCTACACATAATAATTACGTGATTATTACACAAGAAGATATTGGGAAAGTTGCATACCCTCTTAGAGATTTTGATGTTTTAACACAAGAAAAAGTTTTAACTCCTTTTGGAGATTACAAATTCCAAGTTGATCTATACGGAACTAATGCTGATATAGCAGCACATAGACTACATACCTACGTAGATTCATCCGCTGGAAGTAACTATCTACTTCCTTATTTAAAAGGTATTGGAAAAGTAAATCCAATTCCGATAAATGCAAGTAGAAAAAATGATAGAGAAAATTACATGAAGAGGTACATAGTCATCTTCACAGTTTTAAATACAAATATCGTAAGAATTCCGATGCCAGGGTTTGGCCTCGCTGATGTTGAACTTAACTTTACGGAGTACACATAATGGCTGCCATAGACATTGGTTTATATATTCCCGTTACAAATACGGTTGAGAACCCACTTAATAATGCAAAAACATTCGCAGGATTGGCGTTAACTGTTAACTCATTAATCCCAACTACTAACCCAATTCTTCAATTTAATAGTCTTGCAGATGTTGGAGATTTCTTCGGAACAAGTTCGAATGAATATGCAAGCGCAAGGAAATATTTTGCGAGTTGCATTACAGCGATTAACTTTCCTCCTTATATTTATTTCGGAAAACTTATTCTTCAAGATCTTTCGCCATGGCTGAGGGGGGGTAAAATAACTGACCCTGTAGCAAAGTTAACTGCATTGCAAGCTATTACCGCAGGTGTTCTTACGATTACCATTGATGGAACTTCATATACTACAACAGCGATAGCTTTATCAGCCGCAAGTAGCCTCTCAAACGTAGCTTCAATTATAGAAGCGGACGTCGTAGCGACACATCCTACTCTAGCAGGTAGTTTTAATCTAACTTACAATGGAACCACAAATAATTTTTATGCTCTTTTTAATGGAGTTGCTAATACAGCAGACTATTTTTCATCTGCTACAACAAACCTAGCAACTATCCTGCAAATGACTCAAGCAACAAATGCGACCCTGTCACAAGGCGCAGATGCTATGACTGTTACTGAAAATTTAGAGTCCTTAAAAGGCAACTTTACAGACCAATTCAGTATCTATTTTGTTGACGACCTCGGAGCAACTTTAACAGACGTTGAAAATCTAGAACTTGCTCAATGGGTTAGTGACCAAGGAGATAAATTTTGGTCAATTATTTGGAGTAATGACTTAACACTTGAATCACTTACAGATACGACAAGTATTTGGTACTTAGTTAACCAAGCTGGAATTAACAATTGCTCAATTTTTGATGAAGTTATCTATAACAACTCTGACCGAGTTTCTGCAGCTTCAGGCATTTTTGCATCTGTTGACCTTACTCAACCAAACTCTGCGATTACCCTTGCTTGGAAACAACAAGAAGGGCTTTTGCCTTCTGTTACCAACACTAGCATCGCAACTATACTAGGTACAAAGGGTATTAATTATTATGGTAAAGTAGCTTTTACAGGCTCCGCACTTACTCAAGATTTCTTCTACCCAGGCGCAATAAGCGGCAAATGGACTTTTGTTGACAATCTTGTTGGCGCTGTTTGGATTGCCTATCAGTGTCAGTTTCAAACTGCAGACCTGTTCTTAAGCGTAGGGCAAGTACCGATTGATCCAGACGGTCAAGGCCAGGTTAGATCTGGCTTAAACGTTGCTCTTGAGGGTTCAAAAGCTAACGGCATCGTTGTTACTGGTTTGACTTTTGATAACGCCACTTCAATTGAGATTAAGACAACTTTTGGAATTGACTCTATAGAACTAACCAACAATGGATACGCTATCCTAAATACACTACCAGCTGCTGGTTTAAGAAAGTTACGAGTAAGCTCCCCATGGTATGTGCTTTATACGAAAGGTTCAGCATACCAGTTTGTCCCAATTAACACACGTACATACTTCTAAAGGGGAAACAAAATGCCAGCATATATTGCCACAAGTAAGAACTCAATTATCACATTCACATCCGTCTTAACAGGACCGCCAAAACTGTTAACTGGTTTTGCGAATGATTACATCATGGAAGTACCTGATGTTGATATTGTTAAGACAACAATGGGATGTGACAGCTTTTTAAACAGAGCTGTTATCGCTAAAAAAACTGAAGGTTCTTTTAACTTTTGGGCAGGCTCTCCTGCGATTACTTTCATCTATCGGTTACAGCAAGCGGTTTATAACACTGGCTTTGTCGTGAACGGCACTTTAAACGTAGTCATTCCTTCTCTTGCAGTTTATTTTACATACCCTGATTTCTGTTTTGAAAGTGGGCCTAAAGGGTTTGAACTCGCTGATGAAGTCAAACCTATTAAGATTAAATGGTCTTCTCAGTTACCAAATTACGCAAGTCTTGGTGCAGCCGCTGCAGGAATTATAGGAAACTTTGGATAATGGCAAAAATAGTTAATTTTAGCATTGAAGATAAAAATGATGAAGGTGAAAAAGTTGTTATTAACTTCGTAGCCAAAAAACTTCCTGCTATTGAGCAGGGTTTTTTAATTTTACGAATAATTGGGATTATAGCAAAAGGAGCTGGTGACAAAGTCGACGCTCACCTTGAGCAACTTCTCCATAATCTTTTCCAAACTGGCCACTCAGTTGATGGCGTAAAAGCCGGTCCAGATGCCGCAAGCGCTGGTGGTCTTGTTTTAAACGCTGCCAAAGGCGCGATTGCTACACTCTCCAACAAAGACCGTGATGAATTAATCGCGACTTTAATTACGAACGTAGAGATTGTTGAAAGTGCAGTGTTTAAGACTCCAGTTACTTTACAAGAATTAAATCACAGATTATCTAGTTTCCAAGCATTCTTTAAATTAATGCTTGAGTTAATTAAGATAAACCTAGGTTTTTTTTCTCAAAAAGTAGGATGAACATTCCTTACAGATACGTGGAGTCATTTCCAACTATTCAATGTAAGGGATTATTGCCAATCTTTAGTACAATAATTACTAAAGAATTGGTAAAGTTACATGAGCTTCAGACCGTGTATCACTACGAAGATGCTCTTGATTTATATGAGATAGTTCTTGTGAATAATTACAATGAGCTGACTTATCAAGAGATTCAACAGATGAGGAATGAAAACGCAACATGAATTTAGATACGTTTTTCTTATCCCTCGTCTTTGATAATGCTAAAACAAAAGACTCAGCAAATAAAGTTGAGCAAACTGTTAATACTCTAACAGATAAAGTATTACGCTCTTTTGCAAGAATAGAAGCTTTTGAGTTTCTTAAAAACGCCATTGAGCAAACAATTACGCTTACAACTAAATTAGACAATCTTGCACATGCTACGAACGAAAATGTTCAGAGTTTAAACGCTTGGGGTGAAGCTGTTAAAAGAACAGGCGGAACTACTGAGGGTTTTTATTCTTCAATTAGCAATCTTGCTCAAAAACTCCGTGACGTGCAAACAAATTTTGGAAGTTCAGGCCAACTTGTCTTTGCTAGACTTGGGTTAAACCTTCAAAAGTCTAACGGACAGATGAAGACAGCCACTGAACTTCTTGGAGATATTGGAGATAAATTCAAGAATCTTCCTAAAGTTTGGCAATTAAATCTAGGTCAACAATTAGGCTTAGATCAATCAACAATTCGCTTGCTTTCTAGTGGCAGCAAAAGCGCATTAGAACTTGTTGATAAAATGCGTCAACTCGGTGCTGTGAGAGACCAAGATACTGAGAAAAATATTCGTTTTAGAAACTCTCTTTATGATATTCAGTTAATTTGGCAAAGCATAAAAATAACAATAGCAAATGGTTTAATACCTGTTTTAACTAAATTCAGCGACCTTCTTGTTAAATCATTTCGATATATGCAAGAGCATGCTCAGTTAGTTAAAGGTATATTAATTGCGATTTCTGCATTAATGGCAGGTGCTATTCTTAACTCTATCGTTGCCATTGCTTCTGCAATAACAACTCGATTAATCCCTGCACTTATCAAGATAGTTGCCGCAAACCCCTGGCTATACGCGTTAGGCGCCGCTTTTGTTGCAGTAGGTTTATTAGTTGAGGATTTTGTAGTTTATCTTCGCGGTGGAAAATCTGCTTTTGAAGATTACTATAAGTGGATTGGAAGAGTTATACACAAATTAGAGTCTTTAGGAAAGGTAATTTCTTATCTAAGAAACGGCAACCCACTAAAAGATATCTTTGGTTTAGATACAACACCTAAAAAAGAAATGACAGAGAGTCAATTTGCAGATTTTGATGACAACTACGTTCCATTAAAAGACCAAGGAACAAATAAAGAATTCCTTAAAAATACCATAGCGAGTGTAGCAAAAAGTTTAGGTTTTGATCCTTCTACCGCTGTAACGATTGCAAATATTGAAAGTGGTTTAGACCCAAATGCTAAGTCTAAAACGTCCTCAGCTTCTGGCTTATTTCAAACTACAGACGAAACTTTCTTAGACCAAGTAGGTGATTTAAGTAATAAAAACGACCCGATGAAGAATTCGCTTGCTGGAATTATGAATTTAAAATCTGTGAGCAAAGGTCTATCAGATTTTTTAGGGAGAAAACCTACTGGTGGAGAGGTTTATCTAGGCGAACGATTTGGTTTAGAAGGTGCGAAAAAACTACTTTCTTCAAATCCAAATTCGATGGCGTCTTCATTACTCAGCTCTCAAGTTTTAAGGTCTAATGCAGACCTCGGAGGTTTATCTACAGGGCAGATAATAAACAACGCTAACAAGTCTTACGCAAGCCACGCTGTGAGCGTTGGGAACGTAAGTATTAACGTGCATGCCCCCAATGCGAACCCAAGTCAAGTTGGACAAGCTGTTATGCAGCAGTTCAACTCTCAAATTGTCACAAATCGAGATAACGGGGTGAGACAATGAACTTTATAAGTGGGATATTTGACGCAAATACTTTAGAATTATTAGTTGCTTTTGATACTTACATTGAGAACTCTTACCATAATAACAACCCAGTTGCGTATGAGCCGCTAGAAAGAAATACTTTTAGTAATGATAGTAAACAGGGCACACCTTTTACTATTTCTGTAACAGCTATTTTTTCTATTTCAGGTAATGCATCAAGCGGTGATACTGTTGACGTAATTAAAGATAAACTATCAAAATTAGCTAAAGACGCAACTTTAGTAAGTGTGAGCTTGTACCCTTTTGGTTTAAGATCAACACAAGATAGTCAGTATTATCAATACGCAAATACGTATAGTAATTTAGCACTCGTTAGCATCGATTACCAAAATAACCCTGAGCAATTAGAGTTTAGGCCCAACCTTGTTTTTCAAGAAATAAGGATCACAGATACCGCATACACAGTTTCACAAAACACAGCAAATCCAGAAGATGGAGCTACATCAAATGCAGGACAAGTTCAGCCGAAACCATATACCTCTATTATCTTCGATGAAACAGGAAAGGTACCTTTTTTATAATGACTATATTAAATATACCTATCAGACCAATAACAAATCAGAGTTTAAATGTGGTGCTAAACGGGCAGAACTGCACAATAGATTTATTAACTCGAGGTGGCCATACTTTCTTAAATTTATTCGTTGACAATCAACCAATTGTTCAGGGTAGAAAATTATCTTTAACTAAAATTGTCCCATATAAATATCTTCAAACTAAATTTATAGGCAATTTAATCCTCCTTAATAGTGACTTAAATATCAAAGACAACCCAGAGTATATAAAATTTGGAACAACCCAACTATTATTTTATTATCAGGAATCTGATTTAACATGAGTGAAATAGTTAATCCACCCTCATTAAAGATAAGGCAATTACAGTGTGAGTTAATCTTGCAATCTGGCCAATTTAATCAAGGTGGGAATGTTAAATTAGTGAACAACAACATTATCACAAGTGGTGTGAGCACAATTAACGCAACTGTGCATACGTCCCTTTCCAGCAATTTTACAAACTCCGCTGATGTTATCATTTATGGAATGAATGAATCAGATATCGCAGCGCTATCTACGCTTGGATACGCAGCATTAAAGTACGAGCTAAACGGCTTAAATCTATATGCAAATTATTCTGATCAACAAAAAAGTTTATGTTTCAGTGGCTACATTGTGCGCGCTTGGTGTGATTTCTCAGACCCAAGTCGACCTATGCATTTTGAATGCCAAACAACATACCAAGATGCGTTAGGAGACGTCACTCCAACAAGTATTAAAGGCTCTGTTGGAGTTGTTGATTTGTTCTCAAAGTTTGCATCTAGCTTAGGATATTCACTTCAAAATAACGGTGTGAGTGGACTTTTAAATAATCCTATCTTCACAGGCAGCCCAATAGACCAGCTAAAAAAATTAAGTAAACAAACAAGTACGACGTGTGTAGCAGACAAAGGAATATTAAAAATAGCTCCGTTTCGTTACAGTCTTAGCAATCTAGAGCTAAGCATTAACTCAGAAAGTGGTTTACTCAGCTATCCTACGATTGACGCTTGGGGGGTTAAATTAAAAATTCGCTACGATCCAACGTTACAAATCGGTCAATATATAAGATTAGAAACTATCGTTCCTGTGCCAAAAGCAACCGGACGTTGGTATGTTTACGACATGCAATCGACTCTAAGCAACTTACATGAACCTTGGTATACTGAATTAAAATGCAGTTATGACAACGTAAATTTTGGGTGAAATATGGTTACGACTTTTAATTCTTCAAAAGAACTCTCATCAGATTTATCGGGAACGGACATGATAGAGTTTTCTAACACAAAACTTCTTCACGATATTAATACAATAATCCTTGCAAAAATAATTGACGTTGAGATTCCTACAAAAAGACTTGTAGTTAAATCTTTAATTAACGGCGTAGATACACATGACCAGCCGATAAATCCACCTCAAATATATGATGTGCCATATTGTGCCCAACGCGGTGGAAACGCTGGAATCATAACTGATTATAAAATTGGCGATACTGTTGTCGTTGGATTCTGTCAAAGACAAATTGATATAACGAAAAATACAATGGAGCAAAGCACTCCAACTTTAACTAGGTTCCATGATTTGAATGATGCAGTCGTTTTATCCCATTGGTCTAATAACGAACCAACAGTTTATATAAAAATAACAGACGATGGAATCGAAATAGAAACTCTAGATAGGCCTTTAAACATATCAACAACAGGCAACATAAACGTGATGGCAAATAACATCACTATGAACGCTACTACTAAGTTTCAAGTCAATTCACCTGACATTGAATTGAATGGCAACTCAAAAATAATTGGCACTCTAACAATTGGGAATACTACGGTAAGTACAACAGGTATTTCGAACACTGGTGGAACACTTGTTGATAATGTTCAATTTTTGCTACATACTCATTCAGGCGTCACACCGGGTACAGGCACATCGGGACCAGTTATACCATGATAAATCAACCAACTATTTATATGAAAGAGTTTATAGATATTGATGGAATTCCATATCAAGACACTTTTTTGGATAGTAATAGAAATATAGCCATAGTCTCTGATGTTTTGTCAGTTTCACAAACAGTGAAAAATGCAATAAGTCTTTGGTTAGGTGAGTACCAATTTGATACTACTTTAGGGGTTCCTTGGGAAAATATCCTAGGTGTAAACCCGTTTAATAAAAGTCTATTAAATAGTTATTTAAAAACAGCAATTCTAAGAGTTGCTTATGTGACACAAGTCACTTCGATAGAATATTCCCCAGATAATATAAAAAGAAGTCTAGGAATCAGAGTAACATATTTAAACACAGATAATATAACGAGCGTGACGAATGTTAATATCTGATACGGGCGTTGTCATTGAGCCATCTACAACCGCAATTTTAGAAGCACAACAAATTTTAATCGATACGTATGGTGCTACTGTAAATCTAGACCCTGCAAGCCCAAATGGTTTGCTGGTTCAAAATATTGCGATTGCTATTACAAACCGTGAAGCTGACCAAGCAAACACCGTAAATTCAATGAACCCAAACATTGCAACTGGTGAACAACTTGATGCAATATGTGCCAATTTAGATATCTTTAGAAGTCCTGCTACGCAATCAACCGCAACATGTACTTTTGTAGGATTAACAGGGGTAACAATACCGGCTAACAGCCAAGTAGCGTCAGTTAGTGGAGATATTTTTCTTGTAGAAACTACGCTTGTTATTGGAGCTGGTGGTACTGTTTCCGGCAGTGTAAAGGCTCAGGTTGCTGGTGAAATTCAAACAACCGCAAATACGATTAATAAAATTCTCACAGGAATTAGCGGATGGGACACTGTTAATAACCCGTTGGTTGGAACCGTTGGGAAAGAACTAGAGACAGATGCAGAATTAAGATTAAGACGTACTGACACACTGGCAATTGCATCTACAGGAAGTATAGAAGCTGTTACGGCTGGAGCAGTTCAATTAGATCCTGTTAGTTATTTTGTTACAGAAAACACAACAGGCGCAATTATTATCCGAGATAGTTTAGCCATTCTTCCTCACTCAATTTTACTAACACTTGAGGGCGGTGCGTCTGAGTTAGACGTCGCAACTATGCTTTTTAAGAAATTAAGCGCTGGTTGTGGGATGAGCGGAACAAATACATTTCCTATCCCAATTCCAGATGGTCCAGAAACATTTGACGCGACTTGGCAGATAGCCACGCCAAGGGCCCTTGGTTTAAACGTCCAATTAAAACTTGGTGCTATCTATCCACCTAACCTAGACGTTCTAATAGCACAAATAATAAACGATAATTTTGATTTTAACGTGATTGGTCGTTTCATAGACGCGACTCAGTTTATATTTATTTTAATGACAGCTAGGATACTCCCGATTATTAGCCTAACTTTTAACGTAGGGGCAACAACAAATCTTATTCAATACAACATGCCGATAACTGATAGCCTCGGTTCTAGCATGCTCTCTGCAAATGTGAGCTTAAGCTATGTTTGAACCATTTATTTACCGCCAATACTCTAATTCTCCTAAACTAATTAGCTTAGTTCAGAAAACAGCTAACGCGATGCTGTTTAAAGATATTGATTTTCCGGTTGATTATCTTAATATTCGCACCGCGAGTACAGCAGGTTTAGACAATTGGGGCATCATATTAAATCAGCCTAGAACTGTTAGATCAGGTTTAGCATATGATGGTGTATTTGGTTTTGATGATGGATTTCCACCGACAGATACTGTTACATACCCCCAGAATTTTTATGACTCTAATTTCTTTAATATTTCATATAGCCCAACAATAGATTTGAACAACACTCAATACCGGGCTCTATTACTATTAAAATATAGAAAATACACAACGAATAATTCTCTAAAAGATTTAAATGACATTATTAGAGAGTACGCGGATTTAAGTGGTGGATCAGGAATTCCGTATGTTTTTAGCACGTACGACATGAACATAACATATAAATTTAACTATGCTCCATTACCTTATGAAACTTATCTTTTTAGAGATACGCCACTTTTACCAAAACCAGCCGGTGTAAATATTAATTTAATTTTTACATAAGGAGTTACAATGTCTACGCCATTTCCTGATCCAATTATAAAACCGTTTAGCAATACCGGTGATAACGCCGCGCCACCTCTTGGACCGATTGCAACCGCTGCAAACCAAGAAACTGGATTCCCTATTTTAGAAAGTACACCACTAAATGTAGGTGGCATACCCGTAACTCGTGAAGAATTTAATGGAGCTTTTAATTTTTATACGAAGCAGATTCTTGCGGTAGTTTCAGGCGCACAATTTACATTTAACCAAGCGCTATCTGACGAACAAAATGGGTACCCTGCGAATGCAATATTGTATGACTTTCAATCTGGAGCAAACCAGATATCTTTAATTCCCAATAACACATTTAATTTTGTTACTAACCGAACGTATTTCAATGACGGTACTCACTGGAGAACAAAGCAGACTTCTGCAACAGTTCTGCAATATGTACAGAATACGAGTGTTACCGTGGCTTCTCCAGCGGCAATATATTTTAGTACACTATCATATGTGCTAGATTTAACAGGACTTTCTCCATATGATCCCGTAACCGGAATATTTACCGCACCTGCCACCACACTCTATAAATTTGAATTTAATATATCTGGTGGTGTAACCATTGTAGATCCACCTCCCTTACCAATCTATGTAAACGCTGTTGTGAACGGCGTAAGCTCTAATTTTTTGTTTTTAAACAACGTAGCTGTTGGTGTTATCGGATTCGATATCATCGGAAGCTCAGTTTTAAATAAATATCTCACAGCCGGGAGTACCGTATATTTTAGATTAGACCAAGGATTGCTTCACTATGGGGCGACTAATCAAATTAATTCTATAACGATGACATGGGACGGGACCGCCGTTTAAAAAAGAGGAAAAACAAAATGCAAGTACTACAGTATCTAATAGACAAAGATGGGTTGTTTATATGGCCTACGTTCCCACCAGAAGCAAACCCGAGCTCATTTAACTCACCTGGGATAAATGTAGTAACACTCACTTTTTTTAACAACATAAAAATTTCAACAAATGCACTTACTGGAGCGGTTACAAACATAACTCCAACCGATCCAGTTCTTGGTGGGTTAAGTGGAACCATAATTGTTCAAGCTCGACCCACCCCAAACTCGCCCTTTCTTAATATCACAAATGGTCTGTTAAACCTCGCAGCAGGTGAAATAATGCTTAACTTTGAGGGTTTAGCCACCGGTATTGCGTTAGCTCCAGGTAGTGTTGCAGGATGTAATTATATTCTCTGTCAACTAACAAGAGGTGCCTAATGTCAGATACAAATACATACAAAGGCACTAAAATTGGTACATATCCAAAACCATCATCAGGGGGTGACGCACCAACCGCCGGGACCGTGACGTCTGTTTCAATAACTCCCGGAAATGGATTTAATGGTACTGTAAATAACCCAACAACTACCCCAGCGATCAGCATCGCGACTTCTGTAACGGGTATTCTAAAAGGAAATGGGTTAGCGGTTAGCGCTGCAACAAACGCGGATATCATCCCGTCAAACGTTCTTACTCTAGCGAGCGGTTTGTTAACGTCAACGGTTCGTGGAGTTGTGTCAAATGCGGTTGCAATTCCAACAGCCGTACCAACAACAAATACTCTAGTAAATAACGGCAATAACACTATCACATCAACAGTTGACGGAATAGCATCTACAACAGACCTTGTTTTATCTGCTTTTACTGTCAAACCTAGCGATAATTTTATGGCTATCTCAGTAAATGGTGTAGGTAATGTTCAAGTACCAATTGTTTCAACCATTTCTAACGCAACAAACCTAAATCAAGCAACTGTAACTGTAAACGGTCAAACAAGCGAGCCCGCTCAAATAGTGACTGATGTAGACCTTATTTTAGCAAGCTCCGATTTAACAGTTAAAGTAAACGGAGTTTCCTCTCCTACAGTTGACTTATCCACAATAATCCCCCCCACAGGGGTAACCAGTTTTAACACAAGAACTGGTGCAGTTATGCCAATCTCGGGTGATTATACAGTTGCGCAAGTAACCGGGGCTGCTCCTTTAGCTTCTCCAGTTTTTGTTGGAACGCCTACTGCGCCTACAAGATTACCTGACGATAATAGCACAAAAATAGCAACAACAGCTTATGTAGACACAGGGTTAGCTATTAAAGCAGATTTAAATAGCCCGGCTTTAACTGGAGCTCCTACTGCGCCAACACAAACTCAAGGTGATAATAGCACAAAATTAGCGACAACAGCTTATGTTGACGCAGGTCTAATTTCTACTGGGGTAATTAGTTTTAATACAAGAACTGGTGCAGTTACGCCAACCTTGGGTGATTATACAGTTGCACAAGTAACAGGGGCAGCTCCTTTAGCGTCGCCAGCTTTAACTGGAGCTCCTACTGCACCAACACAAACTCAAGGTGATAACAGCACAAAATTAGCAACAACCGCTTACGTTGACGCAGGTCTAATCTCTACAGGCGTAACCAGTTTTAACACAAGAACTGGTGCAGTTACGCCAACCTTGGGTGATTATACAGTTGCACAAGTAACAGGGGCAGCTCCTTTAGCGTCGCCAGCTTTAACCGGGACTCCTACCGCGCCAACACCGTTAACGTCAGATAATAGCACAAAATTAGCGACGACAGCGTATGTAACTGCAAAAGTTCCCGTTACTACGAATACGTTAAACAGTTCAATAAACACGATGACAAGTACAGTAAATAGCGTATCTTCAAGTGCTCCAATTGTTAACTCGTCTGCTATTTCTACCGCGGCAAATAATGCTATTGTAACAATTAACGGTGTAGCTAGTACATCTGCTCTTATAATAAACACAAACGCGTTAAATAGTTCAGTAAACACGCTAACAAGTACTGTAAACGGAATAGCCGCTACTGGTGTAAGTATTATTAATAGCCACACACTTTCTAGCGCAGTTAACACAATGACAGATTCAGTAAATGGTGTATCTGCTAATGCCTCGATTATTAATACAAACGCGTTAAATAGTTCAGTAAACACGCTAACAAGTACTGTAAACGGAATAGCCGCTACTGGTGTAAGTATTATTAATAGCCACACACTTTCTAGCGCAGTTAACACAATGACCAACGTAGTAAACGGCGTATCTTCAAGTGCTCCAATTGTTAATAGTAACGCGCTCTCATTAGTATCTACAAGTTTAACGGAAACTGTAAACGGACTACCGTCTAACACAGTTAGCGTTTGTCCTGGACCGCAATCGATTACAAGCATTGTTGATTTTACTAGCTTAACAGAAATAGTTTTGCTTGTTGCACCCTTGAGAAATGCAATCGGCACATACAATTTGCAGATAAAATATGGGGTTAATCCAACGGGTGCAAACCCTCGTCAAGAGTTAAATATTATTTTTAGTGTTTCAGGAAATTCTTCGGCAATTTTAGGTGATGCGTCAACAGCTACAATCGAAATCATCCAGCTAAATGATTCACAAGGTGTTATAACCGCTGCTAATGTAAGTAATTTTTTGCTGTTTCGCGGATTTTACAGCGATAACGCAACGCCATATTTTGCAGTTGGGTTATCAATGCCGTACTCTTTGATTTACGGCGGTGTTGGTTTATTTGTAACGGTTTGGCAATATAGTGCGTCGTTTTTAAATGATAACTCTGCTTTGGCAGCAACTATAACAACAGATATCGTTAATTTAGTGAGCGTTTATCCAGCGTCAACTATATTTAACATGAAGGTTAGCTACGTCCCAATCTCATCTGCTAACCCGCAAAGCTACGTGTATCTTGCAGCGAGTTCAACGGGGGCAATTTTTCAGTACTCTGTTAACCCATTGACTGGAGTTCTGACTGCGTTGGTCCCAGCATCTATAACAACCGGTGGAAATTATAAAACCGCGGCAACTAAATTGAGAAACTATGTTTATGCGGTTGCCGCTGGCGGCACATCTGTTTTTCAATTCAGGTCTACTGCCGGTACTGGTAGATTAACTGCGTTGACGCCTGCATCTGTACCTGCTCCAAGCATTGCGACAGGTATCGCAGTCGATCCTTCTGATCGTTTTGTGTACGTTTGTGATTTTGGAACAGGAATATTCGGTCAGTACTCGATTACAAAAGCAACGGGTCAACTTGTTGCAATCCCGGCTCCTCCAACAGCCGCGGGCGGCATGCAAGATATTGCGATACATCCGTCTGGCAGATTTCTTTACGCGATTAATAACGCAAACGGGCTTGTATATCAGTACGCAATTAACCCGACAACAGGGGCCCTAACTCCTCTTGCTACACTAACAATAGCGGCAAGCACTGGCCCGGTTCAGATTGCGATCCATCCTTCAGGTTTATTTGCTTACGTTGCGAATCGAGGTGGGACAAGTATTTCTCAATACGCGATCAATCCAGGAACAGGTCAGCTATCAAGTTTGTCTACACCTACATTTACTACAGTCGGGGGACCGCAAGGCGTAACAATTAGTTTAAACGGCAAGTTTTTATACTACGGAAACCAAGCAAATAACCAAATAATCCAAGTTACAATTAATTTATCGACTGGTTTGATAGGCACCCCAACAACAAATCAAAATGTTAACGGCGCGAGAAATAGTTGTTTTGATTTTACGGGGTCATATCTATACGTTATCAACAGCAATACTAACGTCATCGCACAATTTAGCATAAATCAAACTACAGGAGCTATGACGGCTCTCGGGGCTATTGCAACAGGAACAAACTCATTGAGCATTATGTCAATCTAAAAAGGAGTGCTACATGTACTTTCAAGACGACCAAACAGTTTCAGTTTCATATAATAACGCCCCAACTCCAGGGCATGCCATCACGGCGATATCGATCGAAGGGTTCCAAGTTGAATTACCGACTTTGCCTGTTTTTTATAGTGTAGTGCGTGTAAATTCGAGCATCGAGCTGAAACCCAATGAAAATACTATTATTATTGATTCTCCAACAAACAATGAGATTATTTATCTATTAAGCTCATCACACCCTAGTGTGGTACCCGGGCTACCGTATAATTTTATTCTGCTAAGCGGTGCGGATTGCACTAATTTGCTTGCAGTACAAAAAGAAGACTCGTTAAATGGGGTTGTCGATGGCACGTATAGATTAGTATCTCAAACTAAACAAATAAACAGTTTAACACTAATAAGCGATGGTAACGGCTGGTTTATAACAACCCCACCGCCGCCTATTTTGTATAGTGTAATTCACGTAAATTCAAGCATTGAGCTAAAACCTGAACAAAATACTATTATCGTCGAAGTTGCTACAAATCGAGAAACAATTACGTTACCCCGGTCATCTGACGTTGCTCAATGCGTGCAATATAAATTTATCATGCTAAGTGGGGCAGATTCAGTTAACAACCTTGCAGTACAAAAAGAGGACTCGCTAAATGGGGTTATCGATGGCACGTATAAATTAACTTCTCAAATTGAACAAACAAACAGTTTAACACTAATAAGCGATGGTAACGGCTGGTTTACAGCGCCATAAATTACGGAGAAAAAATGATCGACCCAACTTACGAGGTAACTGGTGTTACTTTAATTATCTGGTATATAGGGCTTAGATGGATTTATTGCAGTAAAGAAACTTGGTTGTACAATCCAATTAACTTCTTAACTGCGATAACATCAATCTTATTTCTAATACCAACTCTATTTATACTAAACTCGACGATGAATAAAGTATTCTATTGCTTATCTATCTGGGTTTTATTTAGAAACTTTACTTACGCAATAGAAGACATAATCGATCTTAAAAATAACCATACACCTCGCCAAAGCATTTACGTAGCTCTTGATTTAGTCATGATTGCGTATGTAATACTCTGGCAAGTAAAGTACTACAGAGGCCAATAATGATAACAGACGTGCTATCAAACCATGAGATAATTTTCACTTTGCTTGCTTTTGTTTTTACTGTGGGCGGTTTCTATACAGTACAAAAAAAACTTCCAGAAATGCTAAGACGCTCGATGGAAGCCGTTGACGCAAAAATTGATAAAATTGATGCACGGATGGATTCTTCTGATAAGTCTACGCAGAGTATGCAAATAATTCAAGCAAAAAATGAGGTTAAGATTGATAGCATACAAGTCAGTCAGACAGAAATGAAGCAAAGTATCGCTAGAATCTATGAAATATTAAATAGAAAAGGTGGACGTCATGAGTGAGCAGGACACAAAAGATTATAAAAGTCCGATAGCTGAAGATATCGAAGCGACAGGTAATTTCTTTTCCCGAGTCGATGAAAAGTTAACGATAGCAATTTTAACTACTTTTATCATAGCGTTGATATCTTATTTAGTTCTGAGATAGCTAGTCGTCTTTTTTCTCTAACTGATTGTAAGGATAGTTGGGATATTTTTCATCACGTTCTTTTGCTTTCTTCAAGCTATATTTAAGTAGTTCTCTTACAGTATCTGCGTCTTGCTGCATTTTATTATATTGAGAGACGTTAGCTTCGTTTCTTTTTTCCATAGCTTCATTACCACCTTTCATAAAAATAGCTACAGATGCAATAAAAAGAATGATAAACAACACAACAATAGACATTACAACAGCTAAGTACACTTGAACTACTTTCATCATAAACCTCGTTTACTATTATTTTTCAACACAATTTATCATATAGATTGTTTATGAGCATTTGTCAAATGAGTTTAGTTTTTTGATATAAAAAAAACCTCAGGCAGAGCGTGAGGCTATCTCTTTCTGCACTCTATGGCAGACGAGCTAATTGCTTTTGTAGATTACCTGAGTTAGTTTGTCAAACTCATCCATGTTTAGAAATTAATCAAAAAACCAACTCTTGGCTCACTAAATCTGTAATCACTACGTCCAGTAACATAAATCGGGCCCAATAATCTATACCCAATTTGGAAATCTACATCTCGAAAATTAGGCTGTAATTTCAACGGAACAGAAAAACCAAGCAACCAAGTTGACTGGTAGCTTGTTTCTATGGTACTGAAAGTGGCGCTAGTGACTTGAGAATTAACCTCACTTAAGTCGGTATGGTTTGTGAAACTAAGGTCACTAGCGCGATTTTCATGCTTCTTCTCTATCTCGTGAACTAAAACACCTTTCCTATTAAAAAACTTTTCTGTGTAAGATGAATTAACATCCTGAGTATTGGCCACTTTATTTTGAATATCAGACGTAACTTGAGTAACAGTTGTCTGTTGATTTACAGTTTCTTTTTTCACTAACTTATATCTGTGGTAATTATACCCGACTAAGAAACCACATATAATTAGAGTTGCGTACTCAGTATAACTGATGATAGCTTTTGGGCCAAAAAAATGTTTTAAAATTTCTTTTGTATTGCTCATTTTAAATTTTTCCATTTTAGCCTAATTTCTCTTAAGTCAGATTCATTTTTATACTCTAAATATTCTTCATCTAGTAAACTATCTAATCTACCCCCCATTTTAGAAACTAACTCATATAGTCTATCTTTTTCTCTCTTAATTTCTTCAAATGAGCTGGTGACCAAGCAGTGTAAGTTTAAACACTGTTTAACATGTGAATCAGAAAGCTGATCTATTTTAGTTAATATTTCGTCTATTTCTTTTGCTACACCTACACAGATTTCTTGGACGTTCCATTCAAATTTTTCTTCTTTTTTCATTTTTCGTCTCCTTTCCAAAATACTGCGATCTCTTTTTCTCTTCGATTAACAAGCCCATCACAAACACCCCACTTTCCGTTAACTCTTATTTTGTTGTACATACGGAACGCTGTAGCAAGTAATTCAGGTCCGTTTCCTTGCTTATTAGCCAGTAGGGCTTTGTAAAAGAATGGTCCAGGGCGATTTACCCCCTCATTATAAAGAAGGGAACTGATAGCTACATAGATGTCATCGTTAAATAAATATTTCCCTAAAAGAGTATCTACAGACGGAAAAACACTTGTTTTTAAAGAGGAAGTTAACCAAAAAACAGCCTCTTTTTCAGAGCACCTATCTGTGTGTAAAATTACGTTGCCACCATTAGGGTAGTTTCTTGCAGTTCCATATCCGATTGTTAGCACACCGGCGGAATCTAAATACGCATCCGCTCGGAAATTTTCTAAGCTTTTAATTAATTCGACTGCTCTTTCTTCTTTAGTCATTCAACTATTTCCTCTATAGTTATCTTACAATTATGTGGTTTAATACCGAATTTATGTAAGGATTTTGCAATTTCAAAATTAAAGTCGGCTTTCTTATGAGCTGCCACTGTTATAGTTTCTTGGTTCCAAGTACTTTCTGAATAGAGTATAGAACCTTCAAACTCTATTTTAAATGGTTCTTCTTTAAAATCATCGCCAATAACTTCAACAAGCTGGTGTTCTAAGTTATTTGTGCAGTAACCGTCTAGCGTATACGTACGAGACTCATTTTGATTTTTATTTACCGCCATAAATGGGCTACTAAAACCTTCTTTATATAAAACAGTTTTCCACTGGTTTCCTTCTCTGTCTTTGTAAACTTTATTTAATTCTAGTTTCATTTAATTTTCCTCTCTATTAATGAAATAATTCGATGGATAATATATTTAAGTAAAAAATAAGCCGCAAATGGTAAAGTCAGAGGCCAAAAAAGGGAGAGAAACATAATCTGACCATCCTCTGCACCTGAATCAGTTGCTTTATCTACTATTAAAAATACTATTAACGAAGCAAAACAAAATGCTGAATAATTTAGAAAATAGTGCATTTACTCAACCTCTCTATAGATATTAACTATCTCTAAAATTTTATCCAAACTAACCGGATAAAAATCCCAAACATCGACACCTACATTTATTTGCTTATCTTTGACTTTTTAATAAACTCCGATAAATATGAGAACAAATGTTAAGCTTAATATGTATTTACTCATCTTTTTAACCTCTTAATTACAGTCGCAATATCATTTGGGTTAGCATACTTTGCGATAGCGTCTACTTTCCCAGTGAATTCTATAACGTGTATTTTTGCAGCTAAGTAACTAATTCCTAAACCAACTAAAGCGACTGTTAATAAAGTAAGTGATATAAACGTTAAAAATATAAATGCGTCTCTAGCGTCTTTGCTCATTTCTCTTCCCTTATTATCTCTTTAACAGACTCTCTTCCTGCCATAAATGCATAGGTTATGCATAGGTTATGCATAGGATAACCGCGTCTCGTTGATGAATATTATTTGTTAAGGCTACTTCAAAACTTGCAGTATCTCTAAGTTTACTAGCAAAAATTAAAAAATCTTTATCCTCTTCTATAAGTTCTCTAACTGGATTTTTCATTTCTCTTCATTTTCCTAACTATTTTTTCTACAGGTTCGTATACTTGATAAGCAGAATTACAAACAGTTTTTACTGTCGCCCCTGTTGCTCCTCCGTATCTACTATCGTTTGATGTTGGTTGAATTGACGTAATCTTATCGAGTACGATAAAAATCGGGCCACCGTAAACGGTTAATTTTATTAGTTTCACTTCTCTTCCTTCTCCATCTTATTTAACTTAGCTAATAAACCAACAAGACAAGCAGCAACATCCCCAATTTCTTCACGAGCTCGTTGATAGTTTATATTTTTTCTATTCTGTACGAGACCAGAGACAGGAAGGTCCAGTTGCTCAAACAATTCATTCTCTAGTTCCTGTTTTTCCCCAGCTAATAAATCACAAATTTGGTTAAAAGTTATATCTTCAAAATCTCCTTTCTTAACATTCTTTTCAAGATTAAGTTGTTTATTTGCAAGAATAGCTAGCTCTTGAGACTCTTCTGCGTACCGCTTATCATCCCAATAATACAGTTTAGAAAGCGCTTTCATCTGCACCTCAACCCAATCCGGTGTGTGATTAACAATATAATTAGCTTCCTGAGCTGTTTCTCTTTCTTCTAAAGCTTTCTGTGATTCTTCAGACCAGCCAGCTTTTACATTACATGCGGCTTTTATCGCAGCTAAAGATTCTTCTTTAGTTAATTTCATACTAATAATCCCCTATAATAAGCACATCCTGGGGGTTTTCTTTTTCTTGTTCGAGTTTACTAAGATAAATATCAACTTGCCTTATTTCATGAACCCCTCTTGCTATTCTTAAACCAAGCACAAAACTTTTATACATAGGAGCAATAAAAGAATCACCGCGGCCAAAAGTAAACACTCCGGTTTTTATAATTTCTTGAATATAACTTTTAAAATCGCACGGATTTACCTCTTTTAGCCACGCGTCGTAATCTACGTTTATCGCAAGATATCTACTTACGTATTCCATCACTTCTTGCGTTATTCTCTCAAGTTCTAATTCTTCAATTGTCATATTTACCTCCTTAAAAATCCTTGTGTTATAACTTGCTTTACTCGCTCTAATTCACTAAAAAAAGATTTGTCTAATTCAAGCCGCTTATTATCTGCATCCTCTAATGTCTTTTCTACAGATTCAAGCACATATTTTGAAAAATCTTTTTGACTTTCAATTAAACTGTTGTGCCTTTGTCGTAAATCTTCTACATACCCACACACTTCGTTATACATAAATTCAGCTTTTCTATCGTTTAATTCTATATTTGTGAGGGCTCTGTGTAATATAATCGCGTATAGAAAAAAGATAGCTAACAAAACAATTTCTAATAAGTTCATATATACTCCCTTTCTATTTTTTCAAAACGGTACGGATGGTAGCCATAGTGTGTAGGGTCGTCTTTAAGATAAATAAAGCCGTCTTCATTTACAGATCCAATTTCCCATCTCTGGCCTGTATTAATTATAAAATCTTTATCAGACACTATGACGACCACAGAGTCCCCCTCTTTTAACCCGCTTTCAATCGGCTTATAGAAGTTAGAGTAAGTTGTTTTCATCTATAGCTCCTTTTTTTATTCTCTTTATTTAACTGTATTAACTTCCTGCGAAATCTCTCACGTCTGTTGTAGAATTTATAAACTACACTCAGAAGAATAACTATAAACAGAATCATTAAAAGTATTTTCATTTAGCTACATCCTCATTTTTGATAGTTAAAAAATTGACGATATCTTCCTCGCAGTCTTGTACTTCACGCCTAAAGTCTCCTTCACATTGAGATCTACTATCCATGCGGTGCATTCGGTTAGCGAGATATTTAAGATAAGTTAAACACTCTTCTAAAGTTCGGTTACTTTTTTCTAGATCGATTTTCATTTAGTTTTTCCTTTCTTAACTTCACTTAATTTATCCATACGTTTATTATTTATCTTTGCAGTCTCTAACTCAAACCCCAGCCAGGTATAGAAAATAATATTTTTACTTATCCCCATCCCAAGGTTTACCTCTTTTTTATAGCTAGGGAGATTTAACGCATACAGCCGCTGATATATACGATGGTAACTGAGGTCAAATCTCTCGCACAACTCAGTGATACAATACTCACCAGCGGGCAGACTCACTAACCAATCAGGGATATTAATTTCTGACATACCTGTTTTTTTCACTTTAAACACCCACTTTCATTTAAATAACCTATAGTTTTTCGGTATGCGTCTCTTAGTGCTTTTTTATATACCGCTCGTTTTAGATTATTATCCTGGTCAAACTCACCGTCTAAGATAGTGTTCAAACTAAGTATGAAAATCTGTATCAAATTGCCGTATTCAGTTTTCTGCATCAGTTTCCTCTCCTATACACTTCGTAATTACACGCACCTAATTTAACAACTTTAAAACCGTTATCTAAAAATATATGAGCTGTTTTCTTATTAATCAAAACATCTAATTTATAGATACTTAGGTTATTCGCAAACATCTTTAAAACATCTTTGTATTTCATTAAAATATACCCCCTTCCATTCTAGCATGGCTGAAATTTACATCATTTAAATTTGCGTTAGTTAACTCGGTGGATATCAATTTAGTGTAAGTTAAATTAGCTAGATTAAGATTCGCACTTAAAAATCTTGCGTTAGTTAGATTAGAGCCAGAAAGATTAGCCCCCTCTAAATCTGCACCATTTAACCGAGCGTTAGTTAAATTAGCACTTAAAATATCCGCATCTCTTAGTATCGCTTTATAAAGACGTGCTCTCGTCAAATTAGCACGAGTTAAATTTGCTCTTACGAGATTAGCGTAAGAAAGGTTAGCGTTACTAAGATTAGACCCCTCTAAACACGCTCTGCAAAGATTAGCATTTTTCAGACTTAACTCACTTAAGTCTAAGTAAGATAAGTCTTGGCCGTATAAATCTACATGGTTGTTATTTTTCTTCGCTAATTCTATTAACAAAATTACATCTTCTCTAGTCATTTTATTTCCCCTAAAAAATAATTTTGCATAATCCACTTTCCTGTTATATCGGAATAATAGTACATCCACCCATCTTTTGCTTTGACGCCTACTAAACCTAGAGGCTTGAAAAAGAAAAAATACTCCGGCTTCACTTCGGATAAATTAACTCCAATCATTTAAAGCTCCTCTGTATATTCACTTAAAAACTCCTTAAATCTAAGATTCTTTATTTCAAAATCTCTTGCTGCTTTGTCTTTATCTTCTCTCAGTTTATTTAAACAGAAATCTAAAGCTATTCTTTTATCATCAAAAACATATTCTGGTGAATGCACATCTATAGCTTCGGTTCCTGAAAGATCTTGTTTAACTCGGTATTGTATCTTCATTTAAAATTCTTTTCTTTATCTAGTTCTATTTTTGTTGGCATAGCTTCTATCCCTATTTCCTTTAATGCAGTTTTTATAAGACTCGCTGTATCAGAAGTAAGTCGATTATGAAAAGGAACTCCTTCTCTTTTCCCGATTTGGTGATTTAACTCAATATAAGTTTGAGTTAAAAGTAATTTAACGATATTAAAACTTTCTTGAGACAATTCTACTCTCATAACTAAACTCCTTCTTGATTTACATAATTTTCATATGCCTGATTAATATCTTGAGCAGAAATACGCTTATCAAAAACCCACATGTCGCTAACAAAAACCCACACCCTAAACACAGGGATTTTGTTATACCTTAAGTTTTCTTTTATTAACCGAATTGTACCATTTTGGAAATATTGTGTTGTCATGATGTTCGTCCTTATCATGTTATTTAATTGTAAGAACCATTCTTACTAAAATAAACATAACTTAAAAATTTTATTAAGTCAAGTTTATTTTGTGGCTTTTCTACTAATGATATAAAATCGACACGTCAACTTTTTGGCTCATGCGTTTTGTGCGTATTTCAAGTAGATCTTCTACTGTTGGAACTTTCTTCCCAGTATCTTTCAGTTCAGCTCGCCGACGTGCTTCAGTGACAAGAGCGTTTATCTTCTCTTTTTTCGGAGAAGTTGGCTTCTTAGCTGGAGCGGGTTTAGCTGTAGGTTTATCTGCCTTAATGACGGGTTCTGTAGGAGTAACGTTAACGGGTTCCTCTTGTCGAACTGGCTCAGTAACAGGGGCCAAAATAACTGCTTGCTCGATTTTTGCGATTTCTTTTTTCTCAACTGGCGACTTCTTATAAATGGAGTATTCTTCAATTACATCATCAAATTTAGTTTCCTGAATATATCTCTCAGCGTATTTAGCTTCGATAAATATTGTTAGGCGCTCTTTTTTACCACCGATACGTAGTTGTTTCCCCGTAAATAGTGGCACGTACCCAACTTTTTGCATGTTGTGCGCTACACTATTACGGTATTTAATTACAGCGTCTTGCATGTTTGGGTAGAGGCTATCAATAAGAGACTTTTGATCAACAAACTCATTGTTTTTACCAAAAGATAAACCGTTTATACGCTCTTCTAAATCTTGCAAGGAATTATTTTTATTGACCCGTTGCATCAAAAGCTTAGCGTTTGTAATCGGTGCGTGGCCAAGCATCTTACGTTGGTCAATAGTTTTGTTTCTCTCAACTAAAAAATCAGCAAGCTCCGCAACATTATCTTTGTTTTTCTTCCATGCATAGAGAGCGTCGTAATACTCAGGGACTTGAACATCTTGATGCATATGCACGACTAAAATACGACGGTCTTTTTCAGCAATCTTTAAACAGTCCATCTGATTTGAGAGCAACATCATATTACAGTAGTTTGTCACAGTAGACGGGTTCTTATGCATCTCACGATGTGCAACAAGCTCATTAGAGATAATCGGTTTTAGTTGGTCATAAAAGCCTTTATCAGCGGTTAATTCTTCTACAACTGCGAATTGTTTCGTGCTGTGCCAAGACGTATACTGATCATACGCAATCCGTGGAGTTGGCGCTGAGACGTTCTCACTCCCCATTAACTGGCGTAATAAATCTGTAAAAAAGCTACGTCCTATACCCATATTTCTTGCGTAGATAAGCCAAGCGAAATTTGCAGGTGCAGGATTACAGTAAACGTAAGCTAGATAATCTAGAAAGAATTCTCCCAAGTCTTCACCAGTAATCGATGTCTGATCTTTAAAAAGCCACCTGATATGATTTATGAAGATCGTTAAGTCTCCATGCCTTTCTTTCTTGTGATTCGGCGCAAACCAAGTGTTAAGAATTTGACTGCCATCAAAATACATCCTTGGGCCGTGAGGCTGATAGCCAGTCATGCTCGTGATATTGAAAAAGTGCCTTGTTTCGTAAGCTAAAAATAAGTTTGTAGCGTTGCCCTTGACAGGTTTTCCCTTCTTGTTTCTCATTATGACGTTACGTTGAAACGTTTTATCAAAAATAGTTTTACTTATTTTTGATAAACGGTTACCTGGGTCTTGTCTGTAAAAAACATCCTCACTTTCAACAAAATAATAGTTTCTCATTTCAGTGTAATAGACTTCGTTTAAAAGCGGGTATTTTTCAAAAAGCTCGTCAAAAGTTACTTTATTTATAACGTCGATTTGCTTTTCTAAGTCTCTTTGCTCTTCTTTCTGAGCTAATTTCTTTTGATTTTTAGCATACTTTTTAGCAGCAAGCTCCATCTCTTCAAAAGTTCCATCGTCGCAGCCGCTTATCTTAATTGGGTCAATATTTTGTCTAACAAGGTACTCTCTAAATTTAGTGAGAAGAATTCCACGGTCTTGCAAATAACAAGCAAATTTAAACAATGCATTGCGTAGCCCTTCACCAGCTGACATGTTTTTATAGTCTTCAAATGAGTGGTTTTCTTTTGAAAAGAAACCGTAAAAAGCAGCTTCTTCAACTGGGTAAATTCTACCTTCCTCTTCAGTATCATCAAAAAAATCAGATATGCTTCTTGGTTGTGTTAGCGCTTTGTTAGCGCTCTTAATAAAGCCCCGTTCATGAATAGTCTTTTCAGGGTCTCCAACCATGAATTTTTCTAAAGTTTCTTTTGACATCTTCTGAGAGTGACTAGAAACTACTTGATAATGTAGTCCTGATTCAATATTTCCTTTTTTATCCTTGGACTTATCACCTCGCCGCACGCCTGCCATACGAGCCAAACGGTTTGGATTTTTAATACTGCCGTCGCTTTTGTACCTATCCGAAAGCGCGCCTTGGTATTTTCTAAATTCCTTCTCAGAAATAGGCTCCTCTAGAAAGTAAAACCACTGATAAGCACGACCGTCAGAGCGACGAATAACTAAGTTAGGAACCTGGGTGTCTTCAAAATTTGGAATCTCTGAGGTCTCATCTAAGTCAACGAATAGAGTTGTAATTGCTTTGACACAACCTTCTTTACCATACTGCTCACAGACTTGAGGGACAAAGTAAAGGTTTTCATCTTCACTTAAAACAGCGCAAGAGCCATCAAACCTTAAATCTAAATCAAGTGGTCTATTGTAATTAGGACTCTTTCCTTTTTTACTACCAACGATAAACCCAGCGAGATAATCTTGACCAAGGTGCTCACAAAAAAGCTTGACTTGTAGTTGACAGTCCTGTAAATTTTCTAGCATCATGAGTTCGTCCTTGTGTTTAAGCGCCTTTCGAGGCGCTTTTTATTTGTCTTCTACTTTTTGTGCTGCGATTTCTTTTTCTAAAACTTTAATTATAAGAGCGAGGTTCTCTTCTCGTAGTTCTTTTCTAATATCCTCGTCGAGTCTTTCTAATTCATAACTAATGCCCCTTCTCAAGAGTAAGTTATGTTCAACAGCTTCAAATATTTTCTTTGCGGTTAGCTCTAACTCTTTCATATTTTTACTTCCTATAGAATTTTGAAACCATAGTTTCGTAAGAGAGAGGAAAGCCTGACATCCAGTTTAGGGGTGTTTTGCATATATCTTCGATAAGCTGTTTGTTAAAATTAAGAGTTTCGTCTAAAGACTCTACGCCGATTTCATCATGAACATGCAAAACGATCTTAGCAAGCTTGAGCTTGCCAGAAATTTCTAACATATGCTCAGCAAGTAGGTCTCTACATAAGCCTTGAATGATATTCTCCAGTATTTTCCCACCATGGAAATCCTTCTCTTCAACTTGCAAAGAGTAGTTTGGGCTACCCCATGGCATCTCTCCCTCTGTTACTGTCAATTCGTGATAGAATAGCGGCCTGCCGTTTGGGAGAACTAAAGAAAGACAGTTGCTATCTCTGAATGGAAGTTTAGCTACATATCTAATTTGCATGTCCCAAATCAGGTCGACTACGCAATCTTCGTTCTGTCTGACACAAGCGATGAAACTATCGTTGAGGTAAGCCCATAGTTTTTTTAACGTTGGGTATTTTTCACGATAGACTTTTACAATGCGAGCACATTCTTCTTCGTGAGTTGCAGTGACTTCTTTATGCCAGGTCTCTAATTCAGCACCCTCATTTACGTCGTATGTAAGGATGTCTTCATATCTAGCTAAATCAACCCCATCTTTTTTAGTCGTCGCGTAGAACTTATCTTTACCCATTGCGTACGCTAGGCCCAAGTGGGCCGTCTTACCTGCGACACGCTCAGGGGACTTGCTGTTAAGGCTCTCAACAGGCACATCATAAATATCAGCGGCTAAATCCAAATAGGAGTCAATTCCAGGGGTAAAGAAATTATTAAAATGTCTCTCAACAGACTCATCTTTTAACTCAAAATGCTCTAGATATTTCATTAACATATAAAACACAGCCCTATGCTCAATTTGGCTGTAGTCTAAGATGATAAAAGAAGAATCCGCACCTGTAGCAATTAAATTTCTAAGAAAAGATTTAGGGTCTTTTTCATCTTTTGTTCTCGGAAAATTGTGCGGCTGAACTCCGTAGCCAGCCCATCTGCCTGTGCGCGCTTCTGCGTATTGAAAAGCTCCGTAAATACGTCCCTCAACTTCTCTCGCAAGCACATCTTCAGCTTTTGCAAGTGAGCTCTTTCTCACGTTTTCACGTAAATCAAGCACCTGAGCTACTTCTGCCGGTGCACCTGACAAATTATCTGTAAATGAGCTAATCTCATATCCAAAGCGGTTCTTAATAAACTTTTTAATCTCTGCATCTTGTGTAAGTGAGGGAAGATTAAAGTCATCAAAAAGTTGACAAAATTTAAGCTGAGAATTCGCTTTTTCCTCCTCCGCTACTTCTGATATTTTTGCTGCAAGGTCGAGGTTAACTGGAAATCCTGTCCGGTTGATTTCAAGGTCCAGAGTTTGGATTTTAAAATCATTGTTCTTGATTCTGAAAAGTTTCGCAAAGTCTTGTTGTGCGAAAAATAGACACTCAAGCGTTTTGACATCCTGCACGCAATATTCAAGCATCTCGGTTTCGAGAGCGTCATCATAATTACGTTCTCCTGTTTTCTTATCGGGAATAGAGAGTTTTTCGATTAAATCTTTTCCTTTTCTACTCTTTTTGGTATTCAGCCCAAACCATTCAGAAGCGTAGCCAAGTGAGCTTTTTTTCTTCACCTGGTTCAAAAAAGCTTGTCTTTTTTTTGTACAGATTAACTTCTTGTTTGCGTCGATTTCTAAAAAATTATATTTCTTTTCTAAGATTTGGATATAAATTTCTAAATCGAACTCAATGTTATGGGCTATGATGAACTGTGCTTGCTTAAAGTGAACGGGGAAACCTTCTTCTTTAAAACAGTTCAATTCTATTTCATTAGTAAGTGTGTGTCTGTTTAAGTAGTACTCCGCGACTTTATTACGCTGAGCATCTATAAAACTAAACACCCCACAGATAACATCGGCGTCGGGGTGACGAGCGTATTTCTGTACGCCAGTATTAATTAAATTAACTGGAGAATAGGTTTCAAAGTCCATGAAAAGATACATAAATGACCATCCTTGTGTTTTAGCTTTAGATAAAAGAAAGGGACCGAGACTTAAAAATTCTCGGTGTAATCATCTATGTCGTCTCTAGCTATTCTCTTTTGTACTGCTGCAGCTCTTTTTGGAGCTTTAAAATCGGGGACGTCGTCTTCAATAACTTTTTTCTGAGGGATCTTAAACATGCATTCAGCTTCATCGTCAGAGTCGACTTTATCAAAGCCGCCAAGAGCGCGTCTGTAATCAATTTCAGGGGTAGCACGAATGAACTGCACAGAATTCATGTATGCAACAAGAGAACCACCGACCTCTTTGTCTTTTGAACCGAATGCTGGAGCGCGCTTAATCACTAAACGCAGTTTACCCTTGAAGCTTGGCGCAAAGAATTCATCAGATTGGGGGGTCAGGATTTGATTATCACGGTCAAAGATACGAGGTGGGAACTTGGTGCTTGCACGGGCATAGAAGTAAAAAAGGCCGTCGAGGTAATCCATAGCTGGATTATAAGCCTTTTTACCTGGAGCCGCTGTCTTGGTGGTTTTTGCTTTGCGCTCTGCACGCTCGTCTTGGGCTTTTTTCTCAGCGATAATCTCGCTACCGACTTTAATGCAGTCAGTCACAATTTGACTAGGATGTGTACCCTCAGGCGCAAAAAGAGGGTGAAACTGATCAACATGGTCGACAAGATTATCACACTCAGTTTGCAGCTCTCTCAAGAATTCTTGTGCGCCAGAGAAGCTCAAATCAAACAACGCACGGATGCTATGGCGAGGCTCGCCTTGGTCTTTGCCATCAGCTTGAAAACAAGCAGGGGTAACAAGAGAAGCGCTATCGAGGATACAGTATGGAGTTGTAACTTCTAACTGATTTTTAGATTGATTGTATTGAATTTGATAAGACATAAAGTTTCCTTAAAATAAATGGTAAAGTGTGTAAAAAATAAAAACTAAAACAATTCGTCAGTAGCGGTTTTTAACTCATGCGCCTCCTTTATTTTTAAACTTTTTGCCTTATCTTTGGTGACGATGAGGTCTGCGGGGACCTCCGCAAGCTTTTTGATTTGAGCAACTGACAAGAGTTTCTTTTGGTAGAAGTCACTTTTGTCTTTGCCGCTTATTTCTGAAAGCTTACTTGCGATCTCATCTTCATTCAAATCATCTGTCCAATTCTGAATAGAACCATTAGATTTAAGATTGCACCAGTCATAGAATCCACCTTTTTGTAGGTTTTTCTTAAAAAAAGTTTCACTATCCTCTAGCACGTACTCAATCAATTTTTTATTCATCATCAGAAATTTTCGAAACTGAAACATATCAGGCTCGCTCAATTGCTGCAAGTCAGTCTCTGTTATTTTTTTGACAGACTCAGAAACTTGCTGAATTAACGCAGGGCATTCTTCTCTGTAAGAGCACCATTTGCAGGCTGTTGGGGAGGGTTGATATTGTTTCAGATGGGCCTTCATGATCATGTTATCTAAGTCCACATCTTCAAAAACATCTAGGTCAATTGAGTCAACATCAGTTAGCTTCAATCTTCCATCTTGGAAAATACCTACTTTTACATTGAAATCACCTAGCTCATTCACGCCCCATAAATTATACTCGTCATTGCATAGAGCAACATAACCAAGTAGCTGAGGATTATTTTTCGGTTCGACACTTACATAGCCAAATTTGTAGTCAATAATATAGAAAGTCTTTGTGTATTTACTTACATAAATTAAATCGGGTTTTCCGATTAAAGTCCAATGTGGTAGGTCACATGAATTATTAAACTCTGTTTTTGATTCTAATCTTTCTTCACAAACACAATCTTCAAAGCTAAAATTAGGCTCTATCTTTAAAAACTCTTGCCTTAATTCCTCCGCTGCAACAGAGC